AATTAACACGTTCACTTTGTTGTTTATTTAAATCTCTTTCACGATTTTCATTATTCATTTTTCTTTCATTAGTTCTATCTCTACTTTGTTCTCTTAATCGGTTCTTATCAGTAGAAGACATAAGAACATCATATGGCGGAGTATTGCCACGTATTGATGCATTTTTAAATGGAGTTCCATTTCCATTTTGAATATACACGTCTCTTAAATTACCAGGATTATTTGTTTCTGAATTAGGATATAAAAAGTTTCTATTATCACCTTGTGGATTATTCATACTTCTATTTTGTTCATCAAATGCTTGCATATCTCTTTGTACTCTAACAGAATTATTACCAGTTGAATTCATATTTGTTCGATATAAATTAGCTGGATCATTATATCCATTTGCAATAATTTCTGTATTCATTGAACGTTGGAATATTTTATCATTCGATGAAAATGTATTTGCTGGATGCTGAAACATTTTATCATCCGGTGTATCAATATTTTTCAATAAATTATCAACATCGCTTTTAATTGAATCTAAATTATTCCTTAATTTAGATTTAGACTTTGAATTTGAGCTCATATAGTTAATTTATAAAAATAAATTTATAATATAACTCAATTAAAAAATCAAATTTAAATTAAGTAAAAAATAAAATATTTATTAAAGTATGGAGAACAAAAAAAAAATAGATATAAAAATGGGCGGATCTCTAGATCATAATTTGAGATGTTCTGCAAATTTAGAATATATAGAAGGTTCATGTTTATCAATAGAGGAGTTAAAAGCATTAGCACTTACATATAATAATGCATTAAATAATAAAGAAGTTAAAGATGAAAATAAAGGAGATCCAATAAAATTAGTTAATAATAAAGATTTTTTATTACAAGAATTAGATAATCGTTTTAAGAAATGTAATGGTCAACACTTATGCTGGTTGAAACAAGATTTTATTAAAGCAACTAAAGATTTTAATCCAGATGATTTTTTTAGACCAGTTGGTACAGATGGTAAAACTGAATGGTTAAGTGATTTAAATATTGATGAAGTAATGGATCAAATGGAATATAAATTTACTAATTTTATATTTTTAGGAGCAACCCCAATTGATTTTAAAGATATTAACTTTAATGGAATTAATGATTTAGATTTTACACGTATTATGAAGGAAGGTAATTATAAAAAGAATAAAGCAATGATTGATTATAATTTAAAGAAATTTTATTATAAGAATATTTTATTTATTCACGAATTTAATAAATTCATACAAAATCCAAATAAATATGTACTACAAGAATTTATTAACTATGTTAATAAAACAGCCGATAATAATTTAAAAAAAGACATAAATAATTTTGTAAAACAATTTAAATCACCTAAATATCAAAAAGAATTTATCAATGTAATAAATAATGAATATCCAAATCTAGCAGATGATTTTTTTGAAAATATAATAAATATAAAAAATAAAGTATATCCAGTTAGATATGTTGGTATAATACCTAATTTAGATGAACATTGGAAAGGGGGGTCTCACTGGGTTGCACTATATGCAGATCTACAAAAAGGAAGTATATATTTTTTTGATTCATATGGTGTTCGTCCTGATAGACGAATCCGTGAATTTGTAAAATTAATTGCGGAATGGAAATATAATTATGATACTGGTAAAAAATTAGAGTTTGATGCAGATGATTATATGAAAGGTGAAAAAAATTTAGATAAAAATAAAATTGAAGAAAAATATGATATAAGATATAATGAAATTCGCAACCAATATAAAGGTTCTGAATGTGGTGTATATTCATTGAACTTTATTATTAGATTATTACATAATCCAGATTTTGACAATATTATTAAACAACAAGTACCAGATGATACAATAAATAAATGTAGAGAAATATATTTTGAGAATCAAGATATAAATAGTGAAAAATTTACTATTGAAGATGATGGTGAGAAATTAAAAATTAAACGAACAAAAAATTATGTTTGTGAATAGAAATAAAAAGAATGCGAATAATGTAAATAATTATTTTATTATTTATATTATATGGTTGACGACAAATCTTATATAATTAATAACGATTCTTACAATCGTATATTAAAATACTTGGATAGACATCAAAGTACCTTAGATAAAACTTTTAAATTGATTATTATTGATTTAATAACTAAAACTGATTTAGATTATTATACATTAAAAAAAATATTAAACGGTGCACATGTAGTTATTAAAGATAAAGGATATTTTTACAAAAAATGGATATATTATCATAAACTTTATTTAAAGAAACAAAATAAAGTTATAGATACTATGTATGCATCAAGTTCTCATAATTCATGTTTACCTCAATATAGATTAGGTAATGGCATAATTTATAATATAAATGATGAAATTACAAATAAATTTGATCTATTAATCGGAACATCGTGTAGTTCTAACAAATGTGATTATAATAATTGTACTTCTAAAAAAGGAAATACTTGGTTTCAATTAGAACGTTCGCGATTATCAACAATCTTAAGTACAATTGCACATATTTTTGATTATTTTACATATTTAATAAATGGACGAAATATAGGACCATTTGGTGAATCAGAACATACTGAAACAAATAAACCAATTATTATAAGACTAAAAGAAAAAGGAAAAACTTAAATTTAGACATTTATAAACTCAATTGAGGCATTTTTCTAGGTATATTTTTATCATCAGTATCTTTTTGTATTTTAAATTCTTCAATTATTTTATCCTTACACAAGTCGCAATAAACATGATCATCTACAAATTCTCGATCATTATATATTTTTATTTTATAATCACATATATCTAAATATCTTTGAACATAAACAGTATAATAGGAATTCCACTCTAAACAAATAATACCTTTGTCACACTTTGCACATACTTCATCGTCACAATATTTATTAATATACCATTTTAATTTTTTACCAATAATACCAATTTTAGACTTAGTTGAGTTGATTATAAAGATATTACGATCTGGTGAATTATTGGGGGTTGTGACTGGTGTAAGTGCAGCTTCTAGATAAGTTTTTTTGTGTGGGAGTGTTTGGGTTTCAAGTTCCATACTATACTATTTATATACATAAAAAATTATATCTTTTGCACTATATGATCTATGTTTGTTTTGGTTCATAAAACAATAATACCATCTTTTCATTCATATCTTTTAAATGAGCATCTCCATCATAATCTCGTGCAAGAAATACACTAATACTATTTTTTTTAGCAGTATCTAGTATATTCTTTAATTTTTTACAATGAACTTTTAATAATTTTGAGTTTTTATTATGAAGTAATTCCTTTAATTCATATTTTAGAATACCTTTCCATTTACCACTTTCATATACAAATGCATATTTGTTATTTAAATTATCAACCTTAACTGTTAAATTTTCTGGATGATCTTGATGCAAATATATATCCTCTGTTAATTTCATATAGGCTTTCTCAATATGGTTGTTAAGTATTAAATCTTTAAAATATTCACTATCTAAATATGCTATATCTTCTTTTCCAAAATTATTTATCTGAATATTTTGTGTATTGTTAGTAATATTCGAAGTTGTATTAATTACACCAGTATTGATATTGTTTACTATATGTGTTTTTTCTGATTCAATTAATGTACTTAAAAATGTAACTTGTCCATCTATATCCATATTAGAACTAATAATAGTTTTAATTTGTTCATTATTCAGTGTTAAATTATGTTGTTTTAGTAATTCTATTTTAGTATTTTCATCCATGGTAGAATTTAATAATGATCTAATTGCAACCTTTTTATCTTGATATGTTGTATTTACAATTGCATTCTTTTCATATTGGATAATCTTTCCTCCAGCTTCCTGACATATACTCTTTTCTGTATGTTCAACCATATTTTTTTTATATTTAAAATATTTACAGCATTTAGCACATTGAAATGCTGTAACAAAGTTGCATTTATTCTTTTTATTCAGATGTTGATTTAAATATTTCAGACTTTTAAATTCTTGTGAACATAAATCACACTTGAACATTTATTCTTATATAATAGAAATACATAATTACTTTTTTAAGACAACTAAATACTTTTTTAAGACAAATCGTTTTTATTAAACTTTTTATATTTTTTAGTTATTTTTAAATCTTAATAATTTTAAAGATATCAAATATGCTATATACCATTTACCTTTTTAGTTACCTTTTTAAGATTAGCATTTTTACATCTATTATTGATATTTCTAATTAAAAAATATATTTAATTTATGATGTAATTAGTATCTTACTTTTTTAGGAGTCTTAAAAAGGTAGAGTGAGTTTTAAAAAAAGTGAAATAAAATATTGGGATTTTTCAAAAAGTGATTTTTTAAAAACAAACTTTTTTAACAATATATTTTCATTTTTTCACTTTTTTTTGTTTTCTTTATTTATGGTATAATTTTTTAATTTTATTTTTATTATATTATCATAATTAATAATATATTGTATATATATTATTAATAACATCTGTTTAGATATATATTTATTTATTACATTTTTAAATATTCATCATACTACTTACTTTAGATAGTAAATCATTATCGTCAGTGTTTACTTCTTCTGTTTCTCGCTCTTTTACTGAATCTCTCTCTCTTACTGAATCTCGATCTTTTACTGAATCTCTCTCTTTTACTGAATCTCGCTCCCTTACTGAATCTCTTTCTTTTTTATTTTCAACAACAAATGAATTAACAGCATTATTCATAATTATATTAAATTCAAGAATATATGGTTCTTGTGGTATGAATGTCTTTTCATTTATTTTAATTTCAATATCTAATCTAGATAAATTTTCAATATTAACATCTTTTGTAAATTTATGAACCTTTGCACTTCCAATTAGAAATTCACCAATTGGTTCTTGACTAATATTACGAATATATAATTGTACCATCTTATCATTCTTAATATTATATTTTTTTTCAGCAACATGTCTATATTTATCTCCAATAATTCTATTAAATCCCAAATAAGGTAAAATATTATTTTGATATTCTCGATCAAGATATAATTTTAGCCTATTGTGTTTAGAAGTTTTAATGATTATTTTACTCTTAATTAAACTAAAATGAATATCCCATTTATTTCCTAATTTGTTCATAATTTCAAGTAATCCATATATATCATAATTATTCTCAGGTATCTTCATTACATTTAATTTATTAGAATTAATATATATTTCATCTACATTATTTTCACTATCAGATGATAGTATATCCTTATCTGAATCATCTTTTACATTAACTGAATTTTCAGATATAACAGTAAAATATAACTTATTATTATTTTCATTAATATTGTGTTCTTCATATGGAATATTATAATTTAACAATTGTATACATGATACATTTTGACAGGCATCCTGTAATGTATATGTAAATCTACCAGCACTTGCCTTAATCATTACTTGTTTCTCATCCATATTTCGTACATTTGCATATTTCTTTATTTTTTGTTCAATATCTTGTTCTTTTAATTTCATTTGTTGTTCCTTTTCTTGAATTATTTGTTCTTGTCTTTCAAGATCCTGTGTTAATGATTGTAATTTACTAACTTCCCCTAATATTTCATTCTTCTTAATCTCTAATAATCGTATTTTCCCATCAGTATCTGCACCAGTTCCACTTGCACTACCACTATTCATATGTCTCAATTGTTGTTGCTGTAAGTTTTTTACCTTTTCTAATAATAATTCAATTGTCTCCTCATAGTCATTTGCATATCCAGAATTAGACTGTGTTCTTTGCGGAGGTTCATAATCTTGATCATCCCTTTCATGTGCTCTATATTGTTGAGCTTGTTGGGCCTGCATTTGTTGCATTTGTTGTATTTGTTGCATTTGTTGCATCTTTTGAACTTGTTGTTGATTTTGTGGTGTTGACTGTTGACTAAATTGTTCTTCATTAAATCTTACTTGTTTACGATTATTTTCATTTCCTTGATTTCCTTGATTTCCAACCTGGTCAGATGGTTTCTTTGTTATATTATCTCTTTCAGATTGATATTGTTTTAATCTTTGTTCTAAAGGTGTATTTTCATCAATCTCAAATGATGATGGATTAATTCCAGTATTCCATTGATTCATATTACCTTCAAAATTATTTACTGCATCCAATGTATCATAATTCTTATCTACATCATTCGCTGCTCCAAAATTGAATGTATCCTGTGATATATTTCCACCACCATTATTATTTGGTTTAGCGCGAGGATCCTGTTGTTTGAAAAAATCTTGTGGATTAGGTTGTTTATTTGATCCTGATTGTCTAAGTGCTTCTTGTTTATTCTTTAGATTGTCTTTAGCCATTTTATTTAAATTTGCGCCACCATCACCTTTTAATTCTGGCGGAGTAGATGGACGTTCATTATTAAATGATGTTCTATATTCTGATTGTAAATTACTGTATCTTTCATCAAGTGACTGATTAAAATCACTTTTTTTACCAAGGGGGGCATTCTCTTTATCATATCGACCTTGAAATCCACCTTGTTGTCTAGGATTAATATTAAAACTATCATTAAATGATGCAAATCTATCATCCTTTGCATATGCCATTTTTGAATTCTCTGGTCTTGATTCTATAATATTTCTTGGATTACCAACAATTTGTCTATCCCTATCCATTTGATTATTTTGAGAAAAAGACTCTTTATTTGATGATTTAGTAGTATCTTTATTAAGATCATTGTAAATAATCTGATAACAATTATTAATAAATTGTCTTAAAATATTTTTGAAATTTGTAGGTGTTACTCTTTTAATATCAATATTATTATAAATTTCTGTCATAACCTTAATCATTTTTTTTGTTAATTTAGTTTTATCTTCAGTATTTAGTTGTAAATTTAATTTTGATATCAAATTTTTATATATTATTCCAATAATCTTATTGTTTATAAATTGGTCCTTCATAATACATTTATCTAAATAATTTTTTATATAATAACTTATAAGTTAATATACAAAAATGTCAATGTTCTCATTTTTTTTAAATCAAATTGCTGATGTGGGTACATCTATAACTTGGACTGATAAAAGATATAAGAAGTTTTTAAGAGAAATACCCTTTTTAAAAGAATTTTCAGGAGAAATTAATAATAGTTGGGGACTATATTCATTATATATAAATGCAAATGGTAGAGCAATAAAAGAACAAACTGATAAACTTATTGAACATGGAATTAATATAGATAGTGCAGATAGGGATATAAAGGTTTTTAATAATCCATTCGAATTTAATATTATTTTTAATGGATCTAAAGATAGTATTGCTCCAATTATCCAACGAAAATATAAAGATATTAAATATCTAAAATTAGAAACCATTACATTACCAGATCAATATACTCTAACTAAAACTCAGTTATCTCTAGATACTATACATGGTCAAATTCAAACATATTTTGATGTTAATTATAAATTTTTATCAAATAATGATAGTGTATTTATATCTACTGCAGCATTAAATATAGTTATTGTTAGTATATATATTGATTCAACTATACCAACAAATTGGACTATTAATTATATTATTAATAATAATCCTTCAATTGTATATGAAATGAATCAAGAAACTACCTATAATAAGTACCAATTAAATACTGAAAAAAAAATATCAGATGATCGTATGTTTTATGTGTATATACCAGAAATTTCCTCTAGGAATTATACAACTTCTCAAGAAAATGTTACATTTATATGTACAGCAACTGGTACAAATGATTTTACATTATTAAATAATATCTATCCATCATTTATATTTGCAAAAGATTCATTATTACAAAGTGCTCTTAGATATTCTGTTAAAATTGGTGATAAATATGGAAAACCATATAGGGTAAATAATTTAGATGCAAATGCAAATCTAAATAGTTGTTCATGTCAAGATATAGTAGATTATTCATGTCGTTGTTCTTATATTCGTAATCCATATTATTTAAAATTTCAGGTTAGTTTACAATTTAAATTTGGTGTATTTGAAGATGATATTTATAAAGATACTCTCAATGTTCATCCAAGACAAGGCTAAGTTTTATCCAAGACAAGGTTAAATCTTTAAAGTTTATAAGATTACAAAAAACAAATTATTATATATAATAATTTGTTTGGTGGTTTAATAAAAAACCTTAATAAAATAACTAATCCCTATCCAATTGGGCTACTGGCTTAGAACCCCACATAGGACTTCACGCGGTCACGAACCACCTGGAGGGGCTCGAAGTTGTAGAGGTGACCGTCCTCGTAGTAGACCTTCGTCATACAAGGCTCGGGGCCGTCTGCCTCAGGAACCATCATGACAACACCGTCACGAGTAATCACCTTCTGGCGACCCGTAGGAGACACCTTGCCAGGCGTCTTCTTGCCGACGTCGCGAACGATCAACTCGCCAGTTGCATCGACACGGTACGTCTGCTGAGAGCACTTCATGGCGAAGTCAAGCGTACCACGCTCAACGTTGCGCTGGAGCAGGTTGCCACCCACACCAAACACAATGTTCTCGGCGCTCCACATGTCCTTAGTCAGCTCAACGTAAATGTCCTCCACATCCTCCGTGGTTACACTGTCACCGTAGATAAACTTGACCCAGTCAGGGAGCACGAAGTACCCCTTGGCATTCACCTTGACACCGCCAGTCTCAGGGGTCAGGTCAGCAAGGTTGGCACGTGCGCATGCGAAGAGTGCGCGAAGCGTCTGACCGTGCGTCATCTTACTTTTGTCCGCGTTGAGCAGAGGGGAGTCAGGACGAAACACGAACGTACCCTTACGAGCCATCAGGCGATCGCGAAGAGCGCCGGGGGCCGTGCACCGAGTGACGAACCGAATGGAGTCGTAGGTGTCGATGGGCCAAGAGAGATAGCCTGTAGAGTAGGTGTCGAGAGCAATCTCGAAAGGGATCATCTCTCCATCCTCACCGCGACTCATTGCCACGTTGTGCTCGCTTGCGGGCACGCTGAGTGCTGGCATCTTAGGCTTGCCAGTCGCGGGGTCAACGTCGGGCATCAGCTTCATCGCGTAGCAGGCGCCAGGGATGTTGTCAGTGCCACCGAGGCCAGCCTCAAGGGCAGCAAGGCCACCAAGCTTGGCTGCCTCCTCAGACGGGCACCCACGAACACCAAAGTCGTGGATACGAGACGGGAAGATGAGCGGAATCAACCAATCCTCAACGGTTGCAGTCAGCCACTTGCTGACAATTGCACGGTACTCCGTCGCACGGGTTGCAACCGTCGTGAGGTACCAGATGCGCTGGAGCTGTGCCTCAAAGAAGGGAACAGCCTCAGGCACAGAGGTACTCTCGATGAACATGATCGCACAGCCACGAGGCACTACAGTGCCCTCAGGAACGGCGCGGATACGCATGGGAATCTTGCCGCCAGAGCCGACAATCTTATCCCACAGGTCAGACCTGTAGACACCAGGCCCAAAGTGGTCGTTGCAAAACGACTCAATCTCGGGAAGGTGCTCAGGCTTCACCGTCAGCGAAGCCATGAAGGCGGCAACGTGCATCTGACCAACCGCAACTGCATAGTTGGGACCAGACTTGCCGCGGCGCGGGGTGACGTGGGCAAACGCGCCCACGAGAGTCTCACCATTACCATTGTACATCGGACCCTGCGTCTCCTTGTAGCTGTCAACAATGAGGCCAGGATTCACATCCGACGGGGGAAGAGGGTTGGGGAACTCCGGGCCATTAGACCCAGCAAAAACAATGCTAGCATTACTAGCGGAAGAAGACATCATTTGTATTCTTAACCTTATATGCTTAGGGATTTCTAATGGTAAAAATTTCAATTTTTTTAATTACAACTCCTAATATATATCATGACTTGTTAATAAAAATTGAAATTTATATAATATACAATTATATATACTTAGTATATATAATAACTAATAATATGTCCAATACATATGATACAACTAATACATCACAAATTGATGTACCTACTTCAATGGTTCTCGACGAACTTCTAAAGTTTTCTTTCCGGGAGCCTAGAGACATGACTTATTTTGCGATCGGTTCAGCTCCTCACATGACTGTTGATCAAATTGCAAAGAGTAGAAAATGGGATCAAATAATTCCCGAGTTTATGGTTGATATTATTAATCGTACTGATAAAACTATTCGGATTATTCATTTTGATCCTGAGTTTAGTCGTAAAGATGAGTTTCTTAATCAATACTTTAACAGATACCAGAAAGCAACATTTAATCTAACATTTAATCTTGATACTTCAGATGGACTAAACGTTTGGAAAACTGATGATCATCGTATTGAAGTATTTATTATTGCAAAACCTTTTAATCATCTAACACGTCATCATGGAAATGAGGAAGTTCACGATGATTTCTTGCATGAACTAAATGAGATGACTATTACATCAGGTAACCAACTAATTGTTCAAGAATATACAGGACATGAGCTTGGACACCTAAGTAAACAAATGTTTCATAAATCATCAAATAAGGATCTCTTTAAAAGGAAAATTTTATACGATGTATCGTATGGAAATGATTGTCATTGTGGAACAGATCTTGAACGTTATAAACCAATCTACAATGAATATGGAGATTTTAATAATCTAACACTATTTAATAGTGATGAAATGAAAGAGCATATTGGTAAGAATCCAGAAATGGATAAAATTCTTAAGGTAAATTTTATTAAACAGTTTAATACAGTATTAAATATTCATGTTGATTACCGCAGGAGACTACAAAACTTGGGTGATAATCTTGGCAGACACCATAGATATGATAATTCCTCTAGTGCCGATGAAATTATGAGTGTTCTACAAGATGAACTTACTAAATGTATCTCTATACTTGATCGTTTTCAAATGATTACTCCAAATAAGATAAATTCTATGGATTTTCTTTTTAAGAATTATAAGGTAATTGATATGCATAAATGGTATGAATATGCAAAACTAATTGGTTCTGTTGATGATATTACAAGTATAAAGCTTGCGGAACTTTATGCATCTATTCAAAAATAAGATTTAACTAATTACATTTAAAAATTGATTTATTATTTATTTATATAAGGAAATACATATATATTATATTAAGATGAGTTACATAAATGGTATAATTAATAAAATGATCGATGAACGAATTTGCAATATTACTACAGAACACCCACAATTAAAAAATATTGTATTAATTGATGAGAACATTAAGAAACCGTTTAAAAAAGAAATTAAAAAGAGTATGATGGATAATCTAGTTGAAAATATGTTTAAAAGACCTTGGGCTAAATTACCTTATTTTCATCGCGAAATGAAAGTTATTGAATTTTCAAGAAAGAATAAATTAGATGAAAAAGAAATGAAGAAAATGTTGTATGAGAAAAAATTAACAGCTAAAAATGTTGAGTATGATGAAAAGAATGGATGTATTGTAAAGATTATTGGGAAGTAATTTTTTTATATTTTTAAATTATAAGTTAATAAACTATAAGTAATGAATTCGTTTGTTTGTTTTGGTGATTCACACTCTAGGTGTTTTAATAAATTAATAAAAACTTATGATTTTTCAGCAAGTTCTGCACAAGGATTAAATAATAGTAATTCTATTTCAGGTACGAATAAAAGAATTAAAGAATTGATAACTAATAGTAATTATAAGAATTATATATTTTTCTTTGGTAAAGTAGACAATGATTGGATTTTTAACCATAAATATAATATAGATCTGAATTATAATTTTGAAGAACATATTATAAAAATAGTAAGGAGTTATTTAGAGTTTATAAAAAATCTTAATATAAATAATGTATTTATATGTGAATTACCTCTCTCACATATAAATGATGAAACACTATTAGTTATAATAAATAGACATGGTCATACAAATAATTTAAATAAACATATAGCTGATAAATATATTCCAATAAAATATAATACTGTACTACCATTAGATCATAGAAACAAATTACTATTATTATTTAATACAAAACTTAAGATATATTGCAAAGAATATAATTTTAGTCTTTTAGAAATAAATAAATACTTTTATGATAAATCTTCAGATAAATATAAGATTCCAGATAAATATATTAATAAAGATATATATGATCATCATTTAAGTCATTTAATAAATGAATTATATATTAAGAGTCTTGATGAGATATTATTATTAAATAAAAAAAATTGATTTATAAAATATTTTTTACATAAAGTAATCTTTATATAAACATTAATGAATTACAGTGCTGATTTACATTCAATAATCGAAATATATCAGGAAGATAATGATATAGATTTTCTAACAAATGATGATATCAATGATTTAGTAGAATATTGCAAAGATAATATTAATACATATTATGAGATTAATTTGTCAAAGAAAGAAGTTGAGAAAAAAATAAAAGAATTACTCGAAACGGTTTTTATGTTGAGAGATTTAGAAATAAAAGAACCAATTGTACGTAAGCCATTTATTTCAAATGAACTATACGATAAATTAGAAGCTCATTATGATTATCTTTTAAATTTACCACAACCAGAACAAAAAAGTAAAGCTTGGTTTGATATGAGACATAATATGATTACTGCATCATCTGCTGCTCAAGCAATGGGCGAAAGTAAATATGATACTATGGATCAATTCATCTACGAAAAAGTATTTGGTAAAGAATTTAGTGAAAACAAATATGTACATCATGGAAAGAAATATGAACATATTGCAACTATGTTTTATCAACATGTATATGATGTAAAGATTGGAGAATTTGGTCTTCTAAAACATCCATCTATTGATTTTATTGGCGCAAGTCCAGATGGAATCTGTAGTGCATATAGATTAGATGGCACAAGAGGTTCTCCATTATTGGGTACGATGGTTGAAATTAAGTGTCCAGTATCAAGAGAAATTAAAACAAGTGGTGATATTATTGATTCAATTTGCCCATATTATTATTGGGTACAAGTACAATTACAATTACAATGTTGTAATCTACAACGGTGTGATTTTATTCAGTGTAGTATTAAAGAATATGAAGATGATACACTGGGTACAGCCGAAGAAAAATTCATGAATGATGAATATGTAGCAGAGCATACAGAAAATCAAAATGTAAAGATTGATATTAATAACAATTTTGGTAGAAATGCAGTTATTCAGTTGTTACCAATTAATTGGACACAAAAAGTAAAATATGAAAAGAGAGAATGGTATAGTAAATACTTATATCCACCAACATTAGATATGACAAAAGAAGAAGTACTTGAATGGGTTGCAACAGAAAGAAAAAATTATAGTAATAATGCTTATGCTAAAGATTATAAATTTGATAGAGTATGTTTTTTTAGAATAGCAACTTCTCATAATACTATTATAATGCGCGAAGATAAATGGTTTGAAGAAGCAGTACCTAAATTAAAAGTAACGTGGGAAAAAATTAAATTTTATAGAGAGAATAAAGAAGAAGCTCTTAAATTTAAAGAAGCAATCGATAGTCGTAAAAAACCTAAAGCAGAATTTGTACCTTACGTTAAAGAAACAAAAAAAAATGATGCATTTGTTGATTCAGAAGAATAAGTTTTATTTTATAAATTTTTATAAATTTTATAAATTAATCAACATTTTCAGTTTCTGCATTATCTTCAACATCTTCAACATTTTGAACATCTTCAACATGCTCATTAGTAACAGTATTTAATTCAGTACCATCTTCTTCTTGATGACAATGTTCATTACTATCATCTCTACATACTGGACATTTGTAATCACATTCAGTTAACCATTTATCAATACAATCTACATGAAATCCGTGTTCACATTTTAATATTCTTAAAATATTTTCTTCTGTATAATCTTCTAGACACACAGAACACTCTTTGTATTTTTCTTTGTTAACATCTTTATATTCATATTTTAATAATTTATTTAATTGTTCTTTATTAAGAACATTTTTTACAATTGGGGCAGCTTGGGGGATAGGTGCTGCATTTAAAAAGATATTAAAAAAATTTAATGCTGTACCTATACCAGGTATATGTGTTGTTACATTTGGTTGTTGTGCATGCATTAATAAATCATTTATATTATTCATTAATACATTCTCAAGATTATTTGCATATTGTAGATATTCATCAGGATGTTGCATATATTGTTGAGCTGGTAACATTGAACCAAATAAATTCAATGGAACCGCAAATGTTTGATATTGAGTAGGAGGAAATACAAATTGATTATTTATAGGCGGATCATATATCATTGGTTGACCACTATATACTGTATGTATTCTTCTAGTGTATTGATTCATATCATTTGTTTCAGATGAATCCGAAGATTCCTCTGATTCTTCGTTTGTATTATTTGGTTCTGTAGCACTAATAGGTTCTGTAGCACTATTATGGCCTGTAGCACTATTATTGCCTGTAGCACTAATAGGACCAGTAACACTAACAGTTTCTGTAGTTGAAACAGCGTCAATACCTGTAGGACCAACAACAGTTTCTATAGTACTAGGAGCAACAACAGTACCTGCAATAGTTTCTGTAACACTATCAGCATTAATAGTTTCAACTGAACTTGATGAATCATTTGTTCCAGTAGCACTAACTATAGGTGATTCATTATCTAATAGATTGTGTTCATTTTTAAATAAATTTTCAACTAATCCTCCAACATTATGAAATCTGTATCCAAATTCTAGTTCAATATATGATCGTCTGTTCCAAAAAAAAGTTTGAAAAGCATGTCTAATTTCATTGTTAGAATATTCATTTTCTCTTAAAAATTTATATAAACCTTTAACTATCTTCTTAAAGTCTTGTAGATCATATAATTCTGTAAATACGGATTCTATTAATTCTTGTGATATTAATGTATCGTTTGACATTTTCTATATAATATACTAGAATTTATATTATATAGAGATAAAGTTTCAATTATTTTCAATAATGTTTATAATGTTAATTCTTAGATTTTTTATATTATTAAAATTATGGAAAACATTATTAAATACTTTAATAATAAAATAATTGAATTTATAGTTGTATTATTTGGTATATATGCACTACTGTTTATTCTAAAAATAGATTTAACTATAATTATAACTGTTTTATTATTTGTATTATATTTTTATTATAAATATACATCTAGAGAAAAAGAAAAAGATATGATATTAAGCAGAATTGAACCTGAGAAATTTAAAAATGAATTACCATCAGTTGTTAATAAATATGATGATATTATTGATTTCTTGTATTATATATCTGATTTTAAACAATATAATGAACAAGTATATCGTGATTTTTTAATAAATTTAAATGATTTTTTAACACTATATGAAGATTATCAAATAATACCATCACATAGAAAACAATTAATGGAAGACGTTTTAAATGATACTAAATATAAATTATTAGATGGTTTATCATCATTTATATATAGTTTTAATAATAGTCCAATATTAAGAGAAAAATTAAATAATTCTATTAATAAATTAAATGATATATTAAATAGTTATTTATTAAAGCTACAGATAAATATAAATGTTGTTGATGCATATAATAATAACTTATAGTTATAATAATAGTTAATAGTTATTAATATATACTTTCTTTTCACTACCTCCAATCCCAAACAATGATGGTATTCTTATAAAGTTATTAAAAATATACATTAGTATTGCAATTAATAAAAACCCAATACCTAGATATAATATTCGGTTATCAGTTAATAATATACTAATAATTGACATAATAGTAATCGGTGTATTAGTTGTATACAACATGTATATCGCATTATATGTATCTCCAATTGCTTTTAATGTGAATGATAACAATTGACGTATATCTAATGCAAATACATTTAATGGTAGTGAAGTAATTAACTGATCTTGATAATTTGGTTGTTGCATTGGTTGTTGTGTTTGTTGTTGCATTTGTTGTTGTTTTGGTTGTTGATTTGGTTGTTGATTTTGTTGTTCCGATTGTTGAGAGGGCTGTTGATTAGTTGTATTTTGTGTAGTTGTTTCTTGTGTAGTTGTTTCTTTCGTAGACGAAACTTGTGCAGGAACATCTTGATTTTTATTATCTTCTTGATCGAATCCTTCAAAACCAGTTGATATAATTTTTGGTGGAATGTATGAAGTAGGATCATATTTTGGTTGATAATCATCTTGGTATAAATCATTTGTATGTATTAAATTTTTATTTGAAATAACTGGTATTGGAATATTATAAGGTAAATTAGTTGATGAAATATATTCAGAATTTGTTTCTAATGATTCACTTGACGAATTATTCTTTTTATAATCATCTTTTGATAAAATTTCTTCATATTCTTTTTCTTTTTTTAATAAATTATTCTTTTTTAAATTCTTATATAATTGTTTTGGTATATCTTTTATAACATCATTTACAATACTAGGATCTATTTTTTTTAATAATTTTTTTGATATTTTATTAATTATATTATTCTCTGAGGTATTTGAAGTACTCATATAAATAGTAAAGGAAAAAGAAAAAAAAGAATGATTTTTTTAAAGTAAATAAAAAATTGATATTTAAATATATAATATATAATATATTATATATACAATTATAATATGTTATATCCAATTTGTCCAACTTGTGGTCACCTGTTAGCTGATATTGAAGTTGAATTTACACTTAAATATAATAAAATTGTAAATAGTAAAGATTCTGATGATAAAAAAGATAAAGATATGGAAAAACTATTTGATGAATTTAAGATAAATAAATATTGTTGTAAAATGAGATTGATCTCATATGTAGATCATATACAGGTTATCATTTAATTAAACCATTTTATTTATTAGTTGATTTAACATGAATTGATTCTTGATTAGATTGTTTAGTTGATGATTGAATTGATGACTGATTTGGTAAAGGAGTATGTAATTTAGTAGATGGTTGATTTGGTAACAGAGTAGGTGGTTTAGTAGGTGGTTTAGCAGACACTTGTGTTAATGGTTGAGTAGATAGTTTAGTAGATGGTTGAGTAGATGGTTGAGTAGATGGTTGAGTAGATGGTTGAGTAAATGCTTGTGTTGATTGTTGAGTTGATAGTTTAGATATTGACTTTTGATTTGAATTATCATAAATAATTTCAATTGGGCTATCAGGACTATTATTTTTGTCATTTCTTGATGATACACTTTGTATTTCATCTATTAAATTATTATTTATAATAACTGATATGATATTTTTTAATTCTTTTTTATTTTTATTCCATATTTTATCTGGAATAATTGGTGAATCTTGTTGTAGAAACTCCATTTGATTTATAATTGAATCAATTAGTTTTGAATTAATCTCACTACTGTTTGTTATTTTTTCATACATTAAAATTTTTTCAATTATATGAGTAACTTTAGAATATCCATTTGCTAATTTATTATGTGTATTAGCTAGTTTACCGAGTTCAAAATAATTTTGTAAAGTTGTTAATGCTGTTGCAATAAAACTTGCAGTTCCATTGACTAATATTAATGTTTGATTTTGTGCTGAGTAATTTGAAAACAATGTTGTTGTATTAAATACACCCATTAATATAGATGGTACACCAATATATTTATTTATAGAATCATAATATGCAGAAGACTCTTTATGACATTTATAATATACTTTACATTTAGAATACCAATATTTTAGAATTAATCTTGTTGCATCATTAATTTTAGTTTTGCTCTCATAGCCAAATATATTTTCAGACATATTATCGGATATATTATGCATATGTATAATTTAATATTATATAATACAATATAAATAAAAAAATAAAGTTATTCAATTAATTCGATAATTTTACCAATACCTCTTGTATTTCCTTCTCTAAAAAAGAATAAGATATTTGTTTCAAGAATTTCAGGATATCTTACAAATTGTAAAATACATTCATATTCATTTTGTCTTTCCTCATTCTTATTAATTTCAATGATTTTTGCAGTTTGACGAATAGTTCTACAATGTATTACTGGTTGATAATTTATATGAATATTTGTTGTTGCAGTATTAAATACTTTAATAATTGCTTTAAATTTAAAAAATACATGATCTACTAGAGGTCTGTCAGAAATTATAAATCCTTTACGTAGTTGACTAATTGTTAATGTTTCTTTTGTATTCGTAAATTTGATACATGCATTGCATACATTATTTGGTTCAGTATATTCAATTAATTGTCTGTAATTATCATGGATACTTCTAATACGAATCTGATAAAAATATACCTTCTTTTTATAATCTTCTACATAACCATTTTGAAAGTCTTGAGGAAAATATATTGGCCCAATATAATAATTATTATTAACTTCGATTCTCTTATTCCATAATGATCCACTTACGACAATACCTAAACCTGTAATTAGATACTTCATATCAATATATAGCATTAGGTCTTTTGTTTGAATACTATTTATTACCTTATTATTCTTTGGAAGTTTTTTTAATATCTCGTGAATATTATTTATATTTTCACCTGTCTTACAAGAAATTGAAATAACTGGAATTATATTATGATGCTCGTCTGTTTCAATATTTTTACAATATTCAGATAAATTTTCATTATTATCAATAAAAAATAATGTTCTCTTAAACATCTTACCATTGAATAGTCTCTTTATAGATAACTTTGTTTTTTCATAGATATCTTTTGGTGCAATATCAATTTTAGTTAGAATTATCATTACTGGTAGTTTAAGATATAACATAATACTTAGATGTTCTTCTGTAATTCGATTTACACCCATATTTGCTCCTATTACAACAACTCCATAATCAACAAATCCACCGAGGATACCATACAATGTTGTCTTTAAATATTTTTCATGTCCTGCTAAATCAACGAGAGTGATATTTTTTTTCAATTCATTATATTTAATATAATTAAATGATAATTGTGATGTTCTACCACTTTCTAATTCATGTTTTTGTTTAAGAATTAAACTACGTGCATATCCTCTACCATCATCTTGAATATTACGAGTTAAAACACCAATTGTTGTACTTTTACCAGCATCGACGGATCCGCCAATACATATTTTAATGTCTGTCATTAATTAGTTAATGACAGATATCAAGACTATATATAATAACAATAATAATCAATTTTTATTATTTTTATTAATATATAGAATGTTATATATTTCTAAAATCGAGAATAGTGAACTACATATAAAGATAATGGAAACAAATAATGCACATGGATTAGTTATGAAAATAAAAATAGATAAAGACACCACCAATATTTTTAGAAACTTGTATTTCAATATTCATAAAAATATTAATTTTGAGAGCACATTAAATGATGTATTTATTGAATATAAAGATAATAATATACGTTTTGTATCAGATACTTTTGAATATAAAATAAATAAAAATAATGAAATTATTGAATTAATTGATAAAACAGTAACTAATTTAATGATATATAGTTTAGACGTAGATAGTCCTAAAAGTAAATTTGATAGTTTTATAATGTAAATTATCAAATCATTTTTAAATAATTTTTAAAAAGTTTTAAAAAAATTGAATTATCTTATTATTCATCATTTACAATATATGTTATAAATATATTATAAATGTCATCTAGATATGACCAAATTAAGGAACAAGGATTAGCTGCTTATCCCCATATGTATGAATCAAAATATTCACTAAATTATACAACAGATTTTGACTATCAAAAGTTTCAATCATTTATGGTACTTGCGAATGGTGAAAAGAAAAAGGATACATTTTTTAGAGGTGTTGGAAGAATTGGTGCAAGACGTGAAGCTTCTAAGAAGCTATACTTTTATAAACTACTGGTTGATGGAAATGATGTACAAATTTGTGGAAATCTCGGAGATTATCAAGCTGCTTGTACCGAAGAAGGTAAAGAAATCTTAAAGGATTCGCCAGAATTTATTTGGAATAAAAATAGTCAACTAGGAGATATTGTCGGATTTTATGGATTCATTGGTAAGACCGATAAGGGTGAACTAACAATTTTTACAACTGAAGGTAAAATTCTAACTCCTTGTCTACATCCAATTCCAAAGGAACATTTTGGAATTACAGATCCAGAAATTAGATATGGACAACGTTATCTAGATCTAATTGTTTCTCCCTCGGTTCGTAATATCTTTAAGACTCGTTCTAAGATTATTCGTACAATGAGAAATATTTTTGATGATGAAGGATTTATGGAAGTTGAAACTCCTACATTGGCAAATTCTTATGGGGGTGCAAATGCAAAACCTTTTAAGACTTTTCTAAATGAACTCAAACAGGATATGTATATGAGAATTGCTCCAGAACTCTATCTAAAGCAACTTGTTATTGGAGGATTTAATAAGGTATTCGAAATTGGTAAGCAATTTCGAAATGAAGGTATGGACCTAACACATAATCCCGAATTTTCTAGTGTAGAATGCTATCACTCTCCTGCAGACTATAATTCAATGCTATTACTTTGTGAAAAACTAGTTTCACAAATTGTTTTAAATATTCATGGAACTTATAAGGTTACTTATACCCTAAATGAAAAAGATATTGAACTTGACTTTACACCTCCTTTCAAGAGAATCGATATACTTGAAGAACTTTGTAAGAAAACTGGATATTCTTTTACAAATCTTGAAACAGAAGAAACAAGACTAGAATTACTAGAACTATGTAAGAAAAATGATATCAAGTTTGCTCCTCCATATACAACTCCAAGAATTCTTGATAAGTTAATTGGAGAATATGTAGAAGTAGAATGTACACAACCAACATTTCTAATGCATCATCCTATTATTATGAGCCCTCTTGCAAAATCACATCGGTCAAATCCACAACTATCTGAACGTTTTGAACTATTTGTTCTTACCAAGGAACTTGCAAATGCTTATACAGAATTAAATTCACCATTTATTCAAAAAGATAACTTTCAACAACAAATGAAGGATAAAACAAGTGGTGACGATGAAGCACAACTACCAGATGATAGTTTTGTTAAAGCTCTTGAATACGGATTACCTCCAACTGGAGGTCTTGGAATTGGTATTGATAGATTAGTAATGTTTCTAACTAATCAAACTAGCATCAGAGAAGTTATTTTGTTCCCAACCTTAAGAACAAAGTAAAGATAAAAATTAATTTATAATTTAATATATATATATATATATATATCTATGGATTATCAACAGAAATATTTAAAATATAAACAAAAATATCTAGAATTAAAGGAACAATTAGGGGGTGTAATTGGAGATAGAGCTCGTTACGAGCATGATGTATATAAATATTGTAATGAGAAATTAGTAGAATTCATACATAAGAATCCACATGTTTTAAATTATATTAAGAGTATGTGTATTGAAACTGTAAAATATTTTATGATGGAATTACATAAGCATAATAAATTAGATGAATTTGTTAAATTATATAATGAAAAGACCACTTCAGTACTCTCAGGAGCAATTAAAATTGAACCATTAAGAGATATAATAGTTAATGGTTCTAATAAACTTGAATTATATTTAAAAGAAAATATGAATATTAGATCAAGTTTAACTTTATTAGACTTTGTTGTTAAATTTATACTTGGTAAGAGTAAGACATTTAAACATGTCAGTACATTTTTTGATGATCAAATAAGATTAAGAGAATCTCACAATAGTATAGATAAGGATTTAGCACGCGATGAAATGTGTTTAAATAATTTTAAGACTCCACATGGAAATATTGAAGGGAATAAAGGTTGTCTACCAATGGTTGATTTAATAGAACCTTATACGGTCTTAGAAAAAGAAAAATATTCTGGTGAAGAATTAAAAAAATTTAATGTTGGTAGTAATCTATTTACTGCTCCTAAACAAAATTTAACTGTTGATGTATTTGCAGCTGGATTATCTGGACATACAATTGATATATTATTATTATTTACAACCTTTGTATTAAATAAAGTTAAAAAAGAAAATGTATTTATATTAGTTTGTGCATGTTTAATCTGGATGTTAAATTATTATCATCATAGTTTAAGAGAAATTGTTGGAATTGCTTTTATTTTTATAGATGATAATTATAGTTTAAATTATATATTAGAACTATTTAAAAAAGTAAATAGTGATAAAAAAGAGCAAAAGAAAGATGCAATTGATGGAATATTTGAATTGCTTGAAAAAGAAACATTAATATTCAAAGACCATGATTATAAACCTGATTATCCAATAGTTGAAAACATCACATTATTTGAAGCATTACTAAAAGGAGACTCTGATAAAGCAATTAAAAATAGATTAGATAAAATAGAAATTAAAGAAAAAATGGTTAAATTTTTAAATTTATTACATAATATTAAGACTAATTTAAGTCTTGAATTACCATGAAGTACCGCAGTTAATAATAAATCAAAAAATTGAAATTTATTTATAATAAATAATATTTAAATATTATTTATTATATATCATTCTTCATATAAAATGAATGAATCATATGATTTAGGCTTACCTTGTAAGCGTCCAGATATTTGTGTATCTGGAAGTCTTTGTCAAAATACAAAGACTCATGGCTGTTGTTGGCATGAAGATAGGCGTGTCAATAAGAATATAATCTATATTGATTGTTATGGTGATATTGATTTAACTTCTTTTAATTTAGAAGTTCCTGCTGATATTCACTATTGTCCATCTTGTAGAGTAACAAAAGAAACACTTGCTGAACTTATTGATAGAATCAAAGAAATGTTACCAACTCCTGAAGAATATCAAAAGAAACTTACTATTGAACAGAAAAAGAAGGATCAAATTCTAGCAGAAAAATTGAGGGAAAGACAACAGATTGAAGCTGCTCGTATAGTAAAAAATAAGAAGAAAGCAGAAGATGAATACCGAAAGTTAATAAAAAGATTCGGTTCCTGGTATGAGCATAAACTATATATTGATAGACATGGAACAGAAAGAGAGAAATTGATTTGGAATCGAGAATTTGAAAGACGAATGAAGGAATGAAGCAGATCGTATAGAAAAACTTAACTTTAGTTTTTAACATTGCGATATTTAGTGGTGATTTATTTATATTTACATTTATTTAACCTTTAATCATATATTTACTTTTTAAATATTCATCAACTGTCTTAAATATTATAATACCTGTAGCTTTCATTAATGCAACTTTTGCTGTAGTTGTATCGAGTGCTACTCCTCTCATGCAATCTTCAATTAAAATTACTTCCATAGCAGGAAAAAATAATTTTGCATCCATTGCAGTGCATCCAACACAATAATCAGTTGCTAATCCAACTATAACTAATCTGGTAATTCCTTTTTCAGTTACTAGTCTTTGAAGTTCAGTCTTTTCAAATGTTCCTTTATATTCATCTCCAAATGCACTATAACTATCAACCATATTATGACTATCTTTTCCTTTTCTGACTATTATTTCTTGACCAGTTCTCTTTAATAAAGCACTAAAATTTGCACCAGGTGTATCCTGTACACAGTGATTTGGCCATAATACTTGTGTAAAATTATATTTAGTTTTACCATCTACTGCAACTAAATCTTTAGAACTAAACGGAGCTTGTTTTTGGTTAGATGCAAATGATACATGACTTAAGGGATGCCAATCTTGGGAAATAAATACTGTTTTACCTTTGTATAAATCTTGTAATCTATTAATATGAGGAAAGATAGAATTTGCATCTGTAACAGCTAATGAACCGACTTGAGTTTTAGGCCATCCTGGTGCATCAATTTGATTATTTGCAGGACAGAAATCATTTTGAGGATCAATAATTATTAGTCCAGATACTATTGCACCACCTAATTGTTCTTTAATTTGAATGTATTTTGATTTATATTTTAAATACTTTTGTTCGTAACTCATTTATATAAAATAGAAGAATATAAAAATATAAAAATATATATTTTTATGGAATTAGTTAGAGAAAATATTAAAGAATATAATATAAATTATAATTTAAAATTTCAAAAATATCCTGTGAAACCATCTCAATGGGTAAATTGGCGTTTAAATAAAAATAATGAAATACGAAATGAAATATATAAATTAAAACATTATCGAGAATTTAATTTGCAGACTACATTGTGTAAAATTAAACTATAAAAAGTAACATTTAGTTTATTTTCCTTTCTTTAATTTATCATATTTATCAACTAAAGCATTATACATTAAAACGACTTCTTTCTTTTCTAGTTTTAATTTTTTAATTTCCTCTTTTAAATTAAAAATTTGGTCTTCAAATTTTTCCTTTACATCATTTATCTTTTCAGTCTGCTGTTGGATTACAACTTCTACATTTTGTTTATAATATATTTCGGCATCTTTTACTTGTACCGACCATGTTTTCTGTTGTGGAGGATTACCAGTAGCTAATACTATATATTTATCTGCATTATCTTTATTGATTAAACGACCACCTAATCTAAATTTTTTAACTACTTTTCCTCCTTCTTTAACAAATGAGAAATATCTAATTTCAGTGCTTAATGGTAAGTTTTTAAGTTCTTCTACATCTTTAATCTCCATATATCCCATTAATTTTTCAGCTATTTCTTCTTTAGTAAATTTATCTTGTAATGTTTTTTTTGGTCTACTATAATTATCATTTCCTAATCTATTACTCATTTCTATATTATATTAATAAATATTTAAATTATGTAAAAAATAATAAAAAAATTATAATAAGTCTACAGATCTGATACATTTGTTAGTTTTGTATATGTAATCTGATATTTCTCCATATTACTAATTAATAGTTTCACATCATCTTTACACTTTGTTTGGATTCCAATCATCACCGGACCAGTTTCTTTATTAATTAGTTTTGTATATCTGAAATAAATAATATCATCAGTTGTACCTAATACTTTCATCACAAATTCACGAAGTGCACCTGCTCGTTGTGGAAACTCGATCTTAAAATAATGTTTCAATCCTTCATATATTAGCGATCGTTCCATGATTTCAGTCATTCTAAATACATCTGAATTTCCTCCTGAAATAACTGATACTATATTCTTATTTTTGATATCATCTCTCATAATGTCTAGAGCACAGAGTGATAGAACACCAGCAGGTTCAATAATAAGACCATTTTCATTATACATCTCGATAATTTTTGAACAAACATGTCCTTCATCAATTAGAAGAATATCATCTAAATTCTTTCTACAAATTGGATAATTTAAATCACCTACACGTTTAACTGACGCTCCATCAACGAATGTATTAATAGTATCAAGTTTAATCACTTTGTTCTGTTTGAATGATTCGTACATTGATGGTGCACCAAGTGGTTCAACACCAATAATTTTTGTCTTCGGAGATACTTCACGAATATATGATGATACACCAGCTGATAATCCACCACCCCCGATAGGCAGAAATAGGTAATCAAGTTGTTTGGTGGATAATTGCTCAATAATTTCAAGACCAACAGTTGCTTGTCCTTCAATGACTCGTTCATCATCAAATGGATGAACAAATTCTTTAGAATTTTCAATTGAATACTTCTTTGAGATATCATAAGATTCGTCAAAATTATTACCCTCCAAAAAAATATTAACATATTGACCACCAAATTTCTTTACCTTATCAATCTTCTGTTTAGTTGTAATCTTTGGCATAAAAATATCACCCATAATACCTAGTTTATTACAACTAAATGCAACTCCTTGAGCATGATTACCTGCAGAACAACTAACGATACCATTTTTATTAGTGAGAGAGCTCATTTTATTAAATGCTCCGCGAAGCTTATATGATCGAACTGGAGTTAAGTCTTCACGTTTTAGAAAGACATTAGATAGATACTTTGCAGATAGATCAAGATGATGATTTAGTGGAGTTGGATCAAAGATTTTTCGTAGTAATGCAGATGTTTTTACAATATCCTTAATTTTAGGATAAAACATAGTCATTTATAATTTATATACTAGATTGGTATATTAAATATAAAATTTAAATTTTTCAATTTTCTTAAATAATATTTTGAATTGTCAATTTATAAGACCTTTAATATCTCAGTTAATATTTCCTTTTTATTTTTCTTTCTTTTAGGCTCCTCATAAAATATATAATTTTTTGAATAATATAAAGTATAATAAGTCTTTTGGTATTTTAATAGAAATTTTAATGTTGTATACATGTCGTTATCCAACATTTTTATTAAAATACCTCCATATTTTAATTCACCATTTAAGTTAAAATATTTAATAATTCCACCAGATTTTAATAAATATAAATTATCATGAGTTATATAAGTATAATTCATTAATTGATCTTTATTATTATCATAACATTCTTTTACAAATGAGTCCATATAATATATATATGAAAGAGAAGATAATTATAGACTCAAACTAAAATTGTTAAATATTTATAAATTATATAAGAATAAATTAATAAAAATAGACATGAGTAAAGTAAACTGGGTTACATCATTTGATGAAAATAATAATTACATAATATCTCTTGAAAACAAATATAAAACTAGTTGTAAATTATCATTAAATGAAATAATTAATAGTACAATCGAAAATAAATCTGCAGATATATTTAATTTTAGTGTTGAAAATGAAGCGATTAATAATAAAATGAAAGAAATATTATTAATAACAGAATATACTAATTTAAGTGATTTAGATTTATTAGAAAAGGAAGCATTAATTATTATTTATATTAATAGATTTTTGTTGAAAAATAAATTAAAAGAAACTGATAAACAATTTTTCATTGACCTATTTATTTGGATAAAAAATCTATCTGATTTCTTTTCAACTAAATTAAATTTAACTAAAATTGTACATTCAAAAAGATTTAAAGATGAATTCTTGATAAATAGATGTTCTTATAAATTTTGTAATTATAAAGATAATTGTGAATTTAATTATGATATAAAAAATAATAAGGGTAAAAAATGTAATTCAGATCATTATGTACATAATATGGTTTGTGCAGATTGTGATAGTTTGATTAATTATTTATTAAATCATGATTTAGAAAAAATAGATCATCATAATGAAATGATGAAATGTATTAATACATTAATGTTTGTAATAAATCATATGTATAATGAACTAAAAAATAAAATATTTTATAGCAAAAATAAGAATATTGTCGAATTACATGTAAATAATAATGTTACTGAAAAAGTAAAAGTTTGTTCAAGATTTGAAGCATTAAATGATGGAAACAAAGTGGAATATGGAAGAAGTGAATTTGGTCGTAATGAATTTGGACATGGAAATAATAGAGGAGGTAGTAATAGAGGAGGAGGTGATCGAAGAACAAATCATGGCGGTTACAAAAATAATGATCAACGTGATTCACCTTTTTCTAAGAGAAAATAGAAAATTAATTTAAATATTTATATAATATTTAAATTTAATTTAATTAAATTTAATTAACTTTCATCATCTGTATCAACAGTTGTTTCATTATTATTTTCCTTTAATTCTGTTAATGAAATACTTGATACTCCATTATTATCATTAAATAATCCTTTTAATGCAATATTTTTTGGAATATATACTGAATCATCCTCTGGTAGTAATTTTATGTATTCATATATGTCATTATCATTATCTAATAAATTATTATCGTCCAATACTTTAAAAATTGGATATTTGCGTTCAAATAATTCAGGAATGTCTTCAATATCATTATTATTTAGTTGTTCTTTCATAATTCTATATATTTTCTTATCTGCTGCAAATATATTTTTAAATTCATCCCATTTCTCCTTATCAGTTCTTAGTTTATTTTTTTCTGCATCAACACTAAATTTTTCTTCAATTATCTTATTTTCAAAATCATGTAAATTATCATTTAAATCTTCTAAATTATTTATTTCTAGTTCTTTTAATTTATTTAATTCATCTATTCTTCTTTTTAATTCATCTATATTTAGTACATCGCGCGGATCTTCAACTTTTATCTGTTCATTTTTTTCATCTCTGACATCTTTTTCATCTCTAATATCTTTTTCAGAAGAAATATTAATTTCAGTATGCATTGAAGGTAATCGAACATTTATATCAGATGACAAAATCTCAGCTTTATCATCGGATGTTAATACTTTTTTATTTAATAATTTTAATTCAAATGGAATATCTAAATATTCTTCATTAATTATACTATTTTTTGAATTTAAATGCATATGGATAATTTTATTACCTTTAACGGTGAAAACACTTTCAATACATCCATTATTAAATTCTTTTAATTGACATTTATTGTTATATTTAGATAATTTATATAAATGGACTAGTGCTCCATTTTTGTTATTATAAATATTGAAAACTATATTTGCTATTTCTAAAATATAATACATATTTTATTTATATAAATAATCTTTTATATTATATAAATGAATAGAAATAATAATAATATGAATAATAGTTCGTCTATCAATAAACCTGTCGATTCAAAACATGTTGTGATAAATCATTATCATTATAATGGTAATACATCAAATACAGGAAATAATGATAATCGTAGAAGTCGTAGAAATAATAATAACAGGGGTAGATGGAATAATAGAGGAAAAAAAAATCAATCTATAAATCAACTTTTGGATCAAACAAAGCCAGTCCATATAAACCAACCTAAACCAGTCCATATAAACCAATCCAAACTAATTCATATAAATCAATCCAAACCAGTTCATATAAACCAATCCAAACCAGTTCATATAAACCAATCCAAACCAATTAATATAAATCAACCTAAACTAGTTCATGAAGATACAACAACAAATGAAAATAAACCATCTCATATAATTGTACGATCTACTACAGATCCAACAAATATGCGAATCATTCCATTTAGTCAAGAAATGAATCCATATATGCTTCATTCAAATATATTAAAGTCAATGATAGATAGAGAAAGAGTTGTGAAAGAAAAAGAAGAACTTTTGAATGAAGTAGATAAAACAGAAGAATTTGTAGAATTAACAAATATTACAAATATTGATGATTTAATTAAAGAAGGAGATAAATTTAATATTGAGGATAAACGAAGATATCCAATAGATATGCTAAAATTAAAAAATATAATTGGTCCACTAAAAGAATTACAAAATGTAATTGGTATGGAAAGTGTTAAAAAGAATGTATTTGAACAATTACTATATATATTACAAGATCTACATGATACAAATATGATGCATACTGTTATTGAAGGACCTCCAGGTGTTGGTAAAACACTATTAGGAAAGATATTAGGAAAAATATACTATAAATTAAACTTTCTAAAGAAAAGTGAAAAGAATAAAAATGATGAAGAAATCAATGATATTGCAAATCATTTGATGGCAATGTTAAATCCAAATTCTGCATTAATGCGTAATGGTGTTGATAAGAAGGATGAAAAGAAAGAAGAAAAGAAGAAAGATGATGATTTTAAATTTAAAGTTGTACGTAGAAGTGATCTAGTTGGTCAATATGTTGGTTCAACTGCTATTAAAACACAAAAAGTAATTGATGAAATAGAAGGAGGAGTGTTATTTATCGATGAAGTCTATTCATTGGGATCTGGTGGTTCAAATGATAAAAGTGATTCATTTGCAAAGGAAGCAATCGATACATTAAATCAAAATTTATCTGAAAATGGTGATAAATTTATTTGTATAATTGCAGGATATATGAATGAAATTGATAGATGTTTCTTTGCTCAAAATGATGGATTAAGAAGAAGATTTCCATTTAAGTATTCAATTGAAAAATATAATTCTGCTGAATTAACAAAGATATTGGAATTTAAAATTAATGAAATTAAATGGTCACTTGATAAAGACCTAATAGTAACAGATATTGAGAAATTTATCGAAAAAAATAAAAAGAGTTTTGAAAACTTTGGCGGTGATATTGAAACTCTATTATTAAATATTAAAATTAAACATTCTACACGTGTATTTGGTAAGGATCCAAAGATACGTAAACTAATTACTATGGAAGATATTAAAAATGCATATACAGAATTTTTAAAAATTAAAAAAGAAAAGGAGATACCTCAATTTGTGAAAGATATGTATACATGAACGTAGTTCATGTATAGGATCGACTTTGTCGACGTATACATAAAAATCAAAGATTTTTAGATATAGGTTCAGCTTCATTCTGATTTAGGTTGAACACGGTTTTCTATTTGTTTAATAATTCTTCTTTCTTTTTCTTTTAATTTTATACCTTTTGGTTTTTGTATAATATATTTACCAAATATATTATATCTTGAAGCATTATATACATAATATCTAAATGGTTGTCCCAAATTTAGATAAGATGGATATATATAATATCCAAATGGATCACCTCTTAAATCATAACTCATTAATCGAGTACTTCTAGTTGGCATCCATAAATAGTTACCACCAATATAAAAGTTTTCCTTTATATCCCATATAGAGTATAAAATTATGAACAGAATAGCGAATATAATAATTATATTTAGCATATATAGTAGTTTAATAAAAAATTGATAATATAAAGTATTATTAATATAAGGAATCTACTATATTATTTAGTAATTATGGAATCCAATAATTTAGATGCTTTACAAAAGGAATATATTCAAGTTGTTAGTGAAATGTCTATATGTATGTTAAAAATGGACGAGTTAAAAGATCGCGCGACTGTATTAGAAAAACTATTAGCAGAAAATGATAAAGATACAAATATTTTAATTCAACAACCAGTCAAAAAAGTTGGATTAGAAAAAGAGAAAGTTCCAGTTATTCGTGAAGCCGATTCTGATTCCGAATCTGATTCTATACAATCTGATTCTGACGACAGTGTTGAAATTATACAAAATCTTTCAGATGATGATTCAAAGAAAAAGGAAGAACCTAAAAAGGAAGCAAAACCTGCACCTGCAACAAGAGGTCGTGGACGCGGTCGTGGTCGTGGCCGCGGTGGTGCACGTGGAGGTAAAGGAGGTGATGTATAAAAATTGATAAAAATATTATTTGATGTAAAAATATTATAGTTTATAATGTATGGTTCTGTTATGTGGCAAGGTACAAACTCAGTATATTAATCAATATAATACCCATCTTATACAATTAAAAAAAAATGAAATTATTAATATTTCAAAAATAAACATTAGTGAAATATTAATAAATAGCAATGGAACAATTAATTCAGAAAATGCAAATATTAACGAATCAAGCATCTCAAGAAAAAATTATTTTGATGAAACATCAACAAATCATAAAAAAGATAATGGCTAAAAATAGGAGAGTCGATAATCGCACATCATCTGATGTAAACACTAAGTGTTTTTCAAATAAATGTCCAAAAAAAGCAACATACCATTTAAATAACAATTACTATTGCTGGTTTCATAATATTGACATCAGTCTTAATTCATAAGAATTAATAATTAATTTATTTTTTTTATATCATAAATGATATAAAAAAATTGAACTTTTATCAATATATCAATATATCAATATTCCCTAATATAGTATAATACAAATGAATAAGTCACAGATTAATTCAAATAAGGTTTTTAATGCTCGACAGTTGCAGACTGAGATTCGACAGCCACATAATGTTAGGCCAGTGTCGCCTATGACACAACGTAAGTTTTATTCACTTACATCGCACATGTATGATATGATTCATACTCGATTGGCAAGAAATGAAATTGGTGACGCATGTATGTGTATGTGTGGAGGGAAAATGCATCTTCATATGGCGATGACATTTGAGGATACAGGATCACTTATTACTCCACTAACATATGGTCAGAATATGAGTCGAGATAATCAATCATTTCATGCGGAACATAATGCAATTCAGAAACTGAGGAATCGCGATACCAAGAAGTTAATGCCAATTAATATTTTCGTTATGAAGACAACATTAACTGGTGTAATTGGAATGTCAAAGCCGTGTGCACATTGTCTTGCAATTATGTGTAGTCTCCCCAAGAAGAAGGGATATCGTATTTCTAATATCTTTTATACAAATTGTAATGGAGATATTGAGAAGAAAAAGTTGGCGGAGTTGATGGCAGAGGAGCCACATGTAAGTCGATTGTTTATTGAGCGTGGTTATAAGCCACAACTTAATAAGCTGAATGCATGATATAAAAGAATTTTATTTATGATTTATTAATAATATTTAATACATGATTAATATTTATTAATTCAGATGATCCATTTATAATCTTATCATAACTTCGACATATTTCCATAAATATACGAGCTTTGTCTTCATTAGTTATGTCATCATTTACTAATAACTCTTTTTTTAATAAATAATATATTTCTTCAAATGAATATCCTTCGTTTATGATATAATTTGTATATTCAATTGTATTGAGGTTTTCTTTATAAATAATATCATTGATATTAATATTTACATCATCGTCAAAATATCTTAGTTCTATTCCTTTTGTTTTACTTATATTTCGTCTATTTAAAAATATTAATTTTTGTAAATTATTAATAGATTTCCTTAGATCATCTTTTACAATTTTATTTAAATTTTTATCTTCAATTGATATATTTTCTTTACTCATTATTGTAGTTAAAATATCTTTAATATCTGTATAATTCATAGTTTTAAATCTAAATACTGCGCATCTTGATAATAGTGGTGGAATAATTTTATTTATGTAATTACATATTAACATAAATCTTGTGTTAATAGAATATTTTTCTATAATTCTTCTTAATGCAAATTGTGAGTCAGTTGTCATTGCATCTGCTTCATCTAATATAATTATTTTAAAGTCATCATCCGTCGCTTTTTGAGAAAAGGTCTTAATTTTTTCTCTTACAACTCTAATACCTCTTTCATCAGATGCATTTAATTCTAAAACATTATCAGAATATGTATCTCTAAATAATTGTTTACATATAGCAATTGCTGTGGATGTTTTACCAGTCCCTGCACTACCATAAAATATCATATGCGGAATATTTCTATTTTTTACCATATCAATAAAGATATTTTTAATATCATCTTGATTTTTAATATCTTCTAATTTAGACGGTCTATATTTTTCAATTAATGGAAGTTGTCTATTCATTATAATAAAAGTATTAAAATATATTTATATTGTATTTATCTTTTATATATTCATTTATCAATTTTTCATAACATCTAATAAAAAATTGATAAATATAAATCTTATTCAAATGATATATACATATATTAATTTAAATGTCTAAACAAAAAGTTACATTACTATCAGTGAATATGGTAACCAACTCTAAAACAAATTGCTTTAATGAATCTTGTGGTATTTGTAAAGAGGATAATAATAACTATTGTATTAATTGTGTTTCATCTGGAAATACAAATTGTAATGTAGAAATTGGTGATTGTGGTCACGCATATCATGGACATTGTCTTGCAGAATGGCGTAAAATTAAATCAGTATGCCCTCTATGTAATAAACCATGGCATACAAAACTGAAAGGTTAAATTATTTACACAATTTTCGTTCACACTAATTTTTTTATTTATACTAATTATTTTTTATTTATATTCTCATTCTAAAAATATAAATAAAAAAATTGAAATTTGAATACCATCTCTTTTATTAATATATGTTTATCTAATAAATAGAAATGAGCAAGAATACTGCTTTTGATTATTGTCTCCCTAACATGGGTATGACATATAATGAACAATTTGGCATAAAGAAAGATTATGCGGATAAGCTCTTTGATGGTACTGACCCAAGACATCTTACAGTTTATCATGATTCAACTCCAACAAATTATCGGAATAAGTTGCGATTTACCATTGGTTACAATGAAGATTATTCTGGAATTGCAATTGGTTACAATAATCCAAAGGTTAAGCCTTCGATTGTTTATTCCGCGCGTGATCTACCTCATCTTAGTTCAAAAATGGCCGAACTAATTATTGCATTTGAGACTTATCTTCAAGATAAGTTTACTGAAATTCATTATGATCCTAAGATAATGGAATCTCGTTTTGTGAATCTATTTGGTAACATCAATATCCGTACATCATTTAATATCAATGAGACAATGGTTATTATCCATCTAGATCGAGTAAATGATCGTGCAACATTACATGAACTAAATCGTATTTACACTAATATGTATCTACAGTTTCGTCATATGATTACTTCATTTTATATTATCGATCAAGATAAGAAGACATTTAATGGTAAGCCATTTATTTCTGAGCGTTTGTTTGATCTTAATACTGGAGAATCATTTGATTTTCGTATTACAGAACTATCTTTTTTTCAGACAAATACATACATGACAAATATTATGTATTCGCGTATTAAGCATCTAATGTCAAAGTATTCAACGGATAGTGATATTTTGTTTGATCTATGTTGTGGTACTGGTACAATTGGAATCTATTGTGCATCACTTTGTAAGAAGGTTATTGGAATTGATGTATGTGAGTCATCAATTGAGGATGCAAGTCGTAATGCAAAGTTGAATGGTATTCGTAATTGTGAGTTTATGTGTAATAAGATTGAGGATGTATTTGATAAGTTACTTGATACATATAGGCCACTTAACAAGTTTATCATTATTGATCCACCACGCAGTGGTCTTCATGGTAATATGAGTCAGCTGATCAACAACAGTGGATGTAATTATGTAATCTATGTTTCTTGTAATCAAGAGACTATGATGCGAGACATTTCAATGATGCCAAATTATAGGATTGCTGATAAGGATATGTATGACATGTATCCTTTTACTGATCATGTAGAGGTATCTTGTGTATTGGAACGTATTGATCAAGAACTTATCAAGAAGCCTTTTGAACATGTTTCGGGAGTATTTAGTGAAAATTACTTTGAGAAGCTTCGCGATGAGATTAGTTGGCAACAGGATTACTTTACAGTACTTAATAGTGGTGTACCAACACAAGTAAGAGAGCGTCGACTTACTGCACTGCACAGTGTATTTAGTACACCAATTGAATATAGTGATAAGACAATGGATCCAAAGCCATTTACTGAGACTGTTCAACTAGTAAAGGACACTATTGAAAGTAGGTTTGGTCTAACATTTGATTCTTGTTTAATCAACTATTATCAGAATCAAGAAGACTATATGAAGTTTCACAAAGATGATACTGGTGTTACCAAGACATCAAATATTATTACAGTATCATTTGGAGAGACACGTAGTTTTCAAGTTCGTCTTCGCAAGGATACTGATATTAAATATTATTATGAACTTAAGAATGGTGATATATTTAGAATGTTTGGAAATTGTCAAGATCTATTTGATCATTCTATTCCTCCAGTACCAAATGGTATTGAGAAAGGAGGACGTATTTCACTAACGTTTCGGGTTCTTCGAGCAACTTAAGTTTGAGGGATCTTGAAAAAATTGATTTATTTATTTTATAAAACAAATTATTTATACTATATTAAAATGGTAAAAAATACTAAAGGAGGCTCATCTCATAAAAAGTTGGCTAGAAAGAAGGAAGATGAAAATAAAACTATTAAAGTAGATTTAGAAGTGGATTTTGTTAATTATATGATTGTACAAATTGATAAAAATCAAGGTAATAGTTTTACTGCAACAAAATTGTATTATCAAGGCGTAGATCCAAAACCCCCTCTTAGTTATAATGGCGTATTTAATGTATTGCATCAACGTGGTCGTCGTGCAAGATCTGCATATGAAAAATCACAATCTAGGCTTGCACTAGTTTCACTTATATCTGATATGGCATTACCTGATAAAGCAGTAGGTTATGTTGAAGAAATCATTGAAATTGATCATTTAAATGCATATCTAAAAGAAAAATTAATTGATAAAGCTACATATGCTCTATTGAATGATAAAATGGTATCTAGAATTGAAGAGGATGAGGCAGTTGATATGGGAGGATTTTCTTTTGATAGAACAAATGGTACTATCAAAGAAGAAAAAGATGGTGAAGAGAGTGAAGTAGATATTAATGATATTTAATAAAATGTAATAAATCTAAATTATTTTATAATAAAAGTGTGTATAGATTTTATAAAAATATTATATATTATAATATGCAAAATTATATAATTGTAGGATTAATAGTTACTGTAGTTGTGGTAATAATAATGAAAAATGATTTAATAAACTTAAAGTCCTCTACTAATACTGATAATGATAAAATAAAAATAAAAAAAATGTTACAATTAAAAAAAAAAAATAAACAAAAAAATAAAAAAAAAAGAAAAAAAATAGAGATATCAGAAAGTTCTGAAATATTAGATGATAGTTCAGAAGATCCATTTTCAGATCTATCATCATCGTCTGATTCATCTGATGATGATACTGAATCAGATGAATCTATGGATGAAACTGAAGTATCATTTGATACATCTGATAAAAAATCAAATGTAAATAGTAAACTATTAAATGATTTTAAAAAGTTTATAATGCAGAAACAAAATAAACATACGACTGATCGTAAAAAGAATGAAAAAAAAGTAAATAAAAAAATAAATGATTCAAATGATTCTAAAAATAAAGTTAAAAGTAGATCCAAAAATAAATTAAAAATAAAAACAAATGAAATTAAACAAGAAGATATTCATAAAATGCATAAATTAGCAAAAGAATTAAATAAGAAAAAAATAATAGAGTTAGCAAAACAACATCCTAATGCAAATGCAAAAATTGTAGAAGAAACTAAGACAAATGCATCAAATTATGATCTAACGGATACTATAAATAGAATTATACAAATGGAATTACAAAATAATTCTAAATAAATTAGTTTTTTTATATTAAATTATATATATTTTAATATAATTAATGGATAAAACTGAATATAATTTATTAGATAATTTTGAATTAAATGTAGCAGTATATTTAATTTTAAAAATAATAGTTATTATAGGAGCCTTAAATTGGGGCTTATTTGCAATTAATAAAGATTATAATATAGTTGAAGTAATTGGATCATTTTTTTCAGAGAATTTAAGAGATTTTATAATTAAAATGATTTATGTAATTATTACATTATCTACAGTGTATATTATGTTACAACGCAAAACCTTTTTACCATTTTTAGATGTAACAATTGTACCAGTAAGTAAATTTTTAAATGAATCAAAACAAAAAGATTTTGAATTTGAAATTATTATAAATGCGAAAGGTGCTGAAAAAGTAATATATTGGGCTGCAACTAAAAAGACTGAGTCTGATAAATATATTAAAGATTATAAGAAGGCTTATGGTGGGTATGAAAATAGTGGTATAAGTTTAGTGAACAAAGATGGTAAAGCAAGATTATTTATAAAGTGTCCTCAAGAATATTATATAAAATATAATAAAATATTACCAAAACATATACATTATAGGATAGTAACATTAGGAATACTAGGACCAGTACAAACAATTAATTTATCATGTTAAATATTAGATGTTTAAATACGTTCTTACATAATTAAGTTATTTAAAATATAAATATATTTGACTTTATATTTATATTTATATATTATATGATAGATTATTTTAATATTATAAATGGTAATTATCTAAATAATATTACAATTAAAGATAATGAATCTATTATAAATGTTAGTTCATTGAGATATACAAATGATTATATAACTATTAATAATATCATTAATAAAACAACCTACAAATATCTAAATGATAAAGAAATTAAAATATTAAAAACATTTAATGAATCAATATTAGGTTATAATGAAGAAAAAAATTTAAATTATCTTAAGGAATTAATATTGAGATTAAAAAACTCATCAATTAATGAATTATTTGAATTTTGTTTAAAAAATGATATAAACGGTATAATAAATATTGATGTATTACTATTTAATAGATCATCAACTTTATATGTTTCACAAAGCAAAAATAATATATCAAATATAAATTTATATAAAGATCCTAAATTTATTTCAAAATATAGTAAAATAATTAAAGATATTATGAGCTTTTTTATACCAGTAACTGATATACAAGTTAGTTCTATAATTAATTTTGAAATTGAATTATGTAAAAATAGATTATCAATTGCAGAAAGACGTAATATAAAAGATACTGTAAACAAATATAAAATTAATGATATTAAATTTAAAAATTTAAATTTTCATCAAATAATAAATAAATTAACTGAGAGTATTTCAAATAGATATACAGTAACCGATGTATATTTTGATGAAAAAATGCCATTTAAATATTATAATAAAATTGATAGTTTCTTAGAAGATCCTAATTTTATTTTATATATTTTATGGTGTATAATTCTTGAATTATCAATAGTATCATTTGGAGAATTATATCTAAAGATTTTTGAATTAATCAAACTAATAAAAGGTATCAAAAAAAAGATTGAATTTGAAAAAAAAGTTTATAATTTAATGAATATGTTTGTAGGACATATTATTAGTAAAGAATATTATTCATTAATCGATCCTAATATTAAACCTCGTATAAAAACAATGATTGGTTTTATTAAATCGGCATTTAGAATTAGACTTATTGAAAATAAATGGATGGATAATAAAACAAGAGAAATTGCAATTCAAAAATTAGATAATATTACTGTTGATATATGTGATGGTAAACTAATTGATTATAATAATATTGATGATTTAACTAATATTTACTATGAGAATATAAAAATATTAAACGAATATGTATTTAATCGTAAATTACAACAATTGATTAAGTATGAAAAGATATTTTATGGTAATATCTATACTATAAATGCATATTATGAATCTACAAGTAATGAAATAATGTTTCCATATGGCATACTTCAAGCACCATATTTTTATAATTGTTCATTATCTGATTTAAATAATTTAAAGAAGATTGCATATAATTTTGGAGCAATTGGAAGTGTAATTGGACATGAAATAATACACGGCTTTGATGATCAAGGAAGATTATTTGACAAAGATGGTGATTTAAATAATTGGTGGCAACCAGAATCTGAAAAAAAATATATTGAGCTTTCTAATAAAATTGGAGAAAAATATAAATTATTAAAAATTAATCCTAAGTTAACAATGGGTGAAAATATTGCAGATATAGGTGGAGTACGAATTGCATTAAGTGCATTTAAGTTATTATTAAAAGAATTTAAAGATGAAAATATTAAGTTAACTGATGAATTATTGAATTTTTTTATAAATGGTTGGGCAATGTTATGGAGAGGTAAAGTTACAAAAGAAGAATATGATAATAGAATATTAAATGATCCTCATTCACCTTTTAGAGAAAGAGTTAATATACCATTAAATAATTTACAAGAATTAAAAAATAATAATATTAATGATATAATCGAAATATGGTAAATAATTGAAATATAGTAAATAATTAAAATTTAATAATAGATTATAAAATATATAATTTTATAATTTATGGTTTATAGTTTATAGTTTAGGCAAAAGGTGAAAAAGAATAATCTACAATACATACATCTTTATTCATCTTACAAAAATTATATCTATTAACAGAAAATCCTGTAAATAAAGCGATTATTAACGAGAATGTAAATCCACCAACAATGATAATACGTAATCTCTCATTTTTAACTAAAGGTTTATTATCAAGAGAAGTATCGACGAGGTATATAGAGTAAACTGTAAATGTTGCAATTAAGCCAACTAAAAAGATGACCATTCCAAGAATACTACCTGTCATCTTGTCATATTTTTCAGTATTTCCAAATAATGAATATAAACTTGCGAGCATTATATAAAAAGAATATAAAAAAATATTATTATAAATATATTATGAGTAAAGTAATTTCATATACAGTTGAAGAAATTCTTATATATAGAAATGTAAATGTTAATATTTTAACTGAGGAATTATCTAATATGTTCGATACTATTAATAATTCATTTTTACAATCTACACAATATCTTGAAAATAGAAAAAAGATAAATTATAATCATGTAAATAGTAATAAATGGAAAAAAATAAATAGTAATATCAATACTAAATTATTAAGTTTACTAAATAAAATAACTGATGAAACTTTCTCAAATATACTTGAAAAAGTGTTAAATAGTAATATTACCAATCATTTACAATTAGATAAATTATCAGATGATTTAATATATAAAATATTAATAGATAATGAAAATAATAAATTATTTTGTTCAATGATAAAACAAATTATTGATTCAGGATTATGGTATTTTAAAGACGATGTTAAAGAATATATAAACTTTCGTATATTTTTTATACAGAAATTAGAAAATGAATTTAATGATAATATGAATAAAATTGATCTATTAAAAGAAAAGTATTTCTCAGACGAAGATGAATATTTTAGTATAAAAACAAGATTTAATTCTCTTATCAACACTATAATCAACCTACATGCATCAAATATATTATCGGATGCTGTTATGGATTATGTGGTTGATTCATTAAAAGCAAAATATTCTGAGAAAACTCAAGATGTTATTGAGTATTTATGTAAAATAAATGCAGTTCATAATTATGAAGATGTCGAAATATTTTTAAAAGGGATCAGTAACGATACCATATCTGCAAGGTATAAATTTATGATTGAAGATTTAAATAATAAACCTATAAAAAAAGTAGAAGAAATCGATATTATTGGTCAATATAAAAAATTCTTAACAGATACAAATTTAGATTCATTAAAAAAACACTTAGGTGGTAAGATC